GGGGAGATGTATCCCGCGAAGTACTTGTTCACGGTTGATTATGCTGAGAATGAGATCGCTGATGATCCTGCACAGCACAAACAATCGCATGTGATGGAGTTACTTGATGCTGGCGAGTGGACTGGGAATATAGTAGCTTTGCCAAACAACCGAGTGCGCGTGACGCATCCGGCATGGTTTGAGACTGGCGAGGGGGCACCTGATTTTAAGCCGTCTCAGCATATTCATTACAGCAAGTCGGATTTGGATTACACGTTAGATGTGAACCGTATCTTCGATAATCTGTACGCAGACAAAGAGTAAGCCATGGCTATAGAGCGCGGTGTAGATGACGTAGATATTAACGAGCTTGATATCGAAGACAACTCGAAAGAGATTCAGGTTGGCGCGGTCACTGAAGATGAATTGATCCTTGATGGCATGGACGATGAAGATGCCATGATCATGGATGACGGCACCATGGTCTTTGGTGAACAAGAGCTTATGGGTGATATGCCCATGGCGTTTGATGCCAACCTCGCAGAAACAATGGAAAGTGCCGATCTTGGTCGTATTTATTCTGACCTGATGAGCGACATCGATGATGACCGATCTTCTCGTAAAGAGTGGATTGATCAGTACACCGAAGGCCTCAAGTTCTTGGGCATGAAGTTTGAAGACCGCACAGAGCCGTTTGACGGCGCTTCTGGCGTAGTTCACCCGCTTCTAGCCGAATCTGTCACCCAGTTCCAAGCGCAAGCCTACAAGGAAATGCTGCCCTCTGGCGGCCCTGTTAAGACCATGGTTATGGGTATGGGTACGCCGCAGACTGATTTGCAGGCTGCTCGTGTGCAGGAGTACATGAATTACCTGATCACTCAGGAGATGAAAGAGTACGATCCTGAGACTGACCAACTGCTTTTCTATTTGCCCTTGTCTGGCAGCGCGTTCCGTAAGGTTCATTTTGACCAATCATTGGGCCGCCCTGTATCGCGCTTTATCCCATCTGAAAAACTAATTGTGCCTTACGGCACCACCAGTCTTGATGATGCGGTTCGTATCACGCATGTAATTGGCATGTCGATGAACGAAGTTCGCAAGCTGCAGCAGACAGGTTTTTATCGCAAGACAAAGAGTTCTGGCGATTATGACGATGCTTCTTACTCAGATGATATTGAGGATGAGATTGATGAGCTTCAGGGCATCAAGCCTTCAGGTGGTTCTAGTGACTACGAGGCTGAGCTACTTGAGGTTCATGTAGAACTTGATATTCCAGGCTTTGAGGATGTGGATGGCAATGGCGAAGAGACAGGAATCAAACTACCGTACATCGTCACGTTACTACCGAAACAGAACACTGTTTTATCTATTCGCAGGAACTATGTCCAAGCGGACGTTATGCGCCGTCGCATTGACTACTTTGTGCATTACAAGTTTCTGCCAGGCGTTGGTTTTTATGGTTTTGGTCTGACCCATATGATTGGTGGCTTATCTCAAGCAGCCACTTCCATTCTGCGTCAGTTGATCGATGCCGGTACGCTGGCCAACCTGCCTGCAGGATTCAAGGCTCGTGGCATTCGTATCCGAGATAACGATGTGCCGTTGCAACCTGGTGAGTTCAGAGACATGGATGCACCTGGCGGGTCACTGCGCGATGCATTGATGCCTTTGCCGTTCAAAGAACCAAGCGGCACACTTTTGCAGTTGTTGGGCATGTTGGTTGAAGCGGGTCGTAGATTTGCTTCTGTTGGCGATATGCAGGTTGGTGATGGAAACCAAGAAGCGCCTGTCGGTACTACGATTGCGCTGCTTGAGCGCGGCAGTCGTGTAATGAGTTCAATACACAAGCGCATGCACTACAGCCAGCGAGTTGAGTTCAATATTCTTGCACGAGTAATCAAAGACTCACCGATCAAGGCATATCCATACCAGATCGCTAGTGGCCAGCAGCAGTTGATGGCGCAGGACTTTGATGATCGAATCGACATCATTCCTGTCTCTGACCCCAACATTTTCTCCATGAGTCAGCGTGTCATGCTTGCTCAAGAGATGATGCAAATGGTTCAGTCGAACCCACAGATACATGGGCCTCAGGGAATGCACGAGGCGTATCGCCGCATGTACGAAGCGATGGGTGTGCAGCAGATTGAGCAGTTATTGCCCCCACCGCCTCAACCACAGCCTATGTCTCCAGCCATGGAGAACGCTGGGTTCTTGCAGGGCCAGCCAGCACAAGCTTTTCCTGATCAGGATCACGACGCCCACATACAGGCGCATTTGACGTTATTGAAGTCTCCCATCGTTTCTGCGATGCCACCTGGGCAAAGCCCTGTGGCTGGTATGATTCAGGCGCACATCTATCAGCACGTTGATTTCAAGGCGCGTGAAATGGCTGAACAAGACCCTGAGATTCAACAAATGCAGCAGCAAATGCAGCAGATGCAACAACAAGGTCAGATGGACCCAATGATGATGCAGCAGTCTCAAATGCAAATGCAGCAGATGCAGCAGCAAATGCAGGTGATCATGGAGGACAAGGTTGCCCAGATCACAACGCAGATCATGGAAGATCTAGCCGAAGATCTTGCACCGCCACAGCAGGATGACCCATTGGTCAATCTGCGTGACCGTGAGCTTGATATCAAAGAAGCCGATTTGCAGCGTAAAGCTGAAGAAGCTGATAGACGAATCAATCTAGAAAGTGAGCGAATTGATAACACTGCCGACATGGCGGATGAGCGAATGGATCTGCAGCGCGAGTTAGCTGAGATGAAGGATGAAGTCGCTCGTGAGCGAATTGGCTTGCAGAGATCAGCCCAAATGGCTAAAACTGCAGAGAATATGGCGAAAGACTTTTTCGGTAATCGATAGAGAGATTTACAATGAGTTCAGTAAGACAGAAGATGGCAGCAGTTCAGAAGTCCGTAAACAAGGCTCAAGAGGCTTTACGCAATGGAACAGAACCAGAGTCTATTGAAGAGATTGATCAAGCGCCTGAGGCGGTGGTTGAAGAAGTCATCGAACCCGAAGCTGTAGAAGAGTCAGAAGAAGACGATTCTTCTGAAGAAGAGTAAAGAATATGAGTCAACGTCCAGGCGGGCCAAGGCCCGACAGAGCGTTCCCCGGATTCCTTCAAGGAAGATTGATGGATGCTATGCGTAATCGCGGCGTTGGTGGCCCGCTGACGCGGGGGCCTGGAGGCCCAGCGGGAACTATGAAAGCGTTGCCTTATAGACCTAAAAATACAGGTCAGCAATTCGGTCAGATGGGAGGCGGCTCTACGGTCCCATCGTTGCAAGAGTTGTTTGCACAGCGCGGCTTTGATGCGCCAGCAATGCAGACAGGTATGCAAGATCAAATGATGAGGATGTTCAAAGACCCAGTTACAGGCGAAAACAGAACTGGTGGCGCACATTCTGCAAACCACGCTAACGCCATGAGTGAATTTTACGGGCAAAACCCAGAGGCTCTGGAGCTTGCGAAGCAGTACAACACCGACCCCACGCAATTTGGTGGCAAACCGGCTCCTACCAGATCGCTACAGCAACACATCATGCCACCGATTGAAATGATTCAGCGACCAGGCGGCTCTGCTTCTTTTCCAGGCAGCACGACCCAGAGACGGGCCAGACCTGATATGGCAGGACGTGGAACGGTGATGGATCAGCGTTATCGCTCAGGCGATGGATTCGGCGGTGGTTTTGGCGGTGGCTTCGGGAATCCTTTCGGCGGCGGGTACGGTGGCCGAGGCGGATTTGGCGGTGGCTATGGTGGTTTCGGTGGTGGATTTAACCAGCAAACACCTATGTTTGGCGGCTTCGGCGGCTTTGGTGGCTTCCCTCCTCCGCAACCCTCCTATGGCGGTGGATTCGGTGGAGGCTTCGGCGGTGGATTTGGTGGTGGATTCGGCGGAGGCTTTATGGCTCCAAGATCACCATATGGCGGTGGCTTCGGAGGGGGCTATGGTGGCCCAGGCTTTGGCAGTCAAATGCCTTACGGCATGGGTGGACCAGCATTTCAACAAGCCTATGGAGGCGGACAACAACGCATGCCTAGGTTCCCAATGCCACAATATGGCGGCGGGTTTGGTGGGTTCGGTGGATTTGGTGGCGGAATGGGGTATTAAAGATGAGCGAGAAGTCTTACGAAGATCAGTACAATGAATGGCTTGCGTCTATGCCTAAGCCGCCAGCTAAGCCAGCGGCAGACAAGTTTGAAGGGCGTTACGTTACGCCTACATCATCTGTAGGCACCCCTGACTCTTTGATTTCTAGCAGTATTGTTGGTCAGTCTTACAATCCTTATGCAGCAAGCATGGCAAAATCAACGCAGCCACCCCAACCACCCGGCAGTGTATTCGGTGGTTATGGCCAGCAAGCTCCTATGGCAGCATTAGCCCCGTATTCTGGTATGGCTCAATCTATGCCTGAACCAACAGACTTCTTCCCAACATACATTCCAACACCAGAACCAGTCTATGAGGTGGTTGAGCGGCCAGAAGACCCTGCTCCTGCACCATCGACCAGTCCTTATCCTGTCATGTCATCTAACATCCCAGGAGCAATACCAGGCTTCACGCCAGGGGTTGACTTCGATGTTTTTGAAGACCCTATGGGCACAGGTTACAACCCTGGCAGCAGCATGATGGATTACGAAATTTATGAAGGACCGTATTCGTATCGCTAATGGATTCAATAGCTCTCGCGGCCTACATTTATAAAAAGATAGATCAATATGAGCAGTCTCATGTTGATTACATAACCTCTGGTAATATCAAGGATATGGAGGACTACAAATTTGCGATGGGTGAGTTATCAATGCTTCGCACCCTTCGTGATGAACTAAAAGAAGCGTTGCATTTTGAAGGAGATCCCCTCGATGAGTGATCTATTATTAGATTCCATCGCATCAAAACCGTCCGTTACGGATGCATATGTGAATGAAGATGAGCGGGTTTTAGACCCGTCTGTGCTAGACAAGTCTTTGGTTGAAAGAATGCCAAACCCAACTGGTTACCGTTTGTTAGTACTTCCTTACAAGGGAAAGGGCATGACAGATGGCGGTATACAGTTAATCCAATCGACACTAGACAAGGAAAACCTTGCCACTTCTGTTTGTTATGTCATGAAGATGGGCCCACTTGCCTATCAAGACTACGAAAAGTTTGGCGACGATCCTTGGTGTGAAGTTGGTGATTGGGTGCTTATTGGTCGTTATGCAGGCGCTAGGTTCTCCCTTGAGGATGACCATGAAGTGCGAATTATTAACGACGATGAAGTGATTGGAACCATTCTTAATCCAGACGATATCAAGTCTGCATAGGTGAAATGACATGTCGGAAGAAACATTGACTGAAGCTTTATCAAAGCTTGATGACGAAAACATAAACAAGGCCGCTTTGCCTGAACACAAGCGAGTTCAGGAAGAAGTTCAAGAAGAATCTACTTTCATTGAATTTTCTGAAGAAGAGGCTGAATCCATCGAACCTGTGACTGAAGACTCTGTTCGAGAAGAGTTTGATTCACCTGATACTGATGCAGAGCCAGAGCTTACAGAAGCTGAAAGGCGCGCTCGTTCTGCTCAGGAGCGTATCAATAAGGCTGTAGGCCAAGCTAAAGACTATCAGCGCAGAGAGTTGCAGGCGCTTCAATACGCTAAGCAATTGCAAGAGCAGAACGAATCGCTCATGTCTCAGATGAAACATGCTCAAACTGCTGGCGCTGAACAGAATCTAAAGATTCAAGAAACTTACAGTGATGAGTTCGCTACTCGCGTTGAAACTCAGGCTGAAGCAGCCAAGCGCCACTTGAAGTCAGCTTATGAGTCTGGTGACCCAGAAGCCATGGCAGATGCTCAGCAGTTGCTTGCAAAGGCTGAAGCGGATCGAAACGCACTTGTTCAATATCAACGTGATCTTGAACAATACAAGGTGGAT